CCAATAATTTATATATATCTTCAGTATAGAATTTTCGTATTTTTGGGTCTTTAATAAATTCACCAATAGTTCTTGTTGACAAATTTATAAAACAATTTAATTGATCAGGTTCTATTAATTTTTTTTTATCTAACGTATTGTGGTCATGTGAAAATACTAATATAGTTTTTAATACGTCTAATTGAACGAATGGAATTGTAAAATTTTTTAAAAAATACTGTTCTTCGCCAAAGGTGCTTGTATCGTTATATTGTGTTATATTTAATAATTCTTTTCTAAATGCAAATGTTGCCGCTGTAGAATGATTTGGACCATATGGACCAAATTTATACATTTTATTAATATGTTTAAAATATATATGTAATTCGCTTGACCCCGCGCATAATGCTTTTGGGTTCTTGTATAATGTTAATACAGCGTGCATAATTCTTTCGGGGGGATAATAATCATCATCATCCATATAAATTATAATGTCCCCTTTACAATTAGCATGCGCAAGATTTCTTTTTTTACCTAATGTCATTTTTTCATCAAATTTTAGATATTTTACTAATGGTATGTTAATTACAAGATCTTCAATTTTATCTGTACCATCATCTACAATAATCCATTCAATCTTATGTTTTGGATATGTTTGATTTTTAACACATTTAATTATGTATGGTATAAATGGTCTACGATTAAAGGTGGGCGTGCAAATACTTACAAACGGCAATATTTTCTTATTCATATTTAATATAATTGCATTATTTGTTTTAAACCTTTTTATTTCTTTTTTTATTTCCTCCTGTTTTTTTATTGACATTTTCATTATTTGTCTTAACTGTATCTTCAATATTATTGTCTACATTATTTTCTATAATATTAGGTTCTATAGTGTTAGGTTCAATATCAGTTGACAATAAAACATTAGGGTTTTCTACCTTAGGTTTTATAGTGTTAGGTTCAATATCAGTTGACAATAAAACATTAGTTTCTGGAATAATAATATTTTCATCCGAAAAACTTACTTGTTGTGACGGTTGTTCTACATTAACATTATTACAACTTTTGTTCGCGATTTCATAATCAGATAATTCATTAAAATTATCATATACTTCTTTTCCAGTGTTAGAAAATAAAGGTATCTTAATTATTTTAAAATAAATTAACAATACAATTATTAATGATATAATTCCACCGAGCGAACCAAATGATATAAATGCATTTGTAATTACAATAAAAGATGTTATATATGATATTAATGATTTTTTATAATAAAAAACATCGGTTAATGCATTAATATAATTATAATTAGTTCCATCAGATCCTTTTGTAGATGTCATCGTAATTATGGATAAAAAACAATACATTAAACTAACAAATGCCAAAATAGGAAATACAATAGTTATAGAAGATATAAAAAAACATAACAAAATAATAACTATTAATATTGATAACGGATTAAAAAATGATAAATGTTTAATATTAGGTTTAGATTGATTATTGTTGTTTGAATTATTTTCATTTTTTGTAAATATCCAGAACATTTTTGTAAAAAATAATATAATTAAGTATCCCCAACTTAATAAATAAATAAAAATAAAATACAATATTGAAAGAACCGGTCCTCCAAGTATAATTATTGATTCTGAAAAACGTTTATTTAAAAAATTAAAATATACATTTAAACTATTATAATTAAAACATAACAAATTTTCTAAAATAGTTATAAAATACATTAATTTTGAATTTAATCTTGGGTTTTGTTTTATTTTTTGTAAAGTGTCTATTATAATATTTCCATTATTTTGTTCATATAAAAATGTAATTTTTTCAGATATTTTTGAACCATTAATATTTGTTACATTAATATTAATATTTTTAACTTCTGGAATAATTGTTAATGGTGTATCATTATAAGGGTTACATAATAAATCAGTCGGTAATATATTGGACTGCGCGACTTTACAAGAATATAATATAGTTGTTCCACTACATATAATAATTAATAATATAATTATTGAAATTAACATTGATAACATATATGAAAATATGTATTTTTTAATATTAGTAATATCAAACACTTGATTTGATTTTTTATTTTTTTTGTTATCAATTATAGATGTATCGGTTGATGACATGTTATATTAAAATGATATAAAAAATAAAAGTATAACATACCCCAATTTTATCCTGTTAAATTATATTATAACTTCTCTAAATATAATATAATTATTAAGTTTGGTGTATTACATTTGTAGACACATATAATTTTATATTTGTGCGTAATAAAATATAATATTAAATTATAATATGTTAAAAAAAAATATTAAAGTTTTATTAGTACTTTTAAGCATTTTATTATTTTTTTTAATATTTAGATGGATACATTATTTAATTACTCATAATTATATTAGAGAATATTATACTGATTTAAAATCTCAAGTAAAAGATACAGATGGATTTACTACATCTCAAACAGTTGATTTACCATTAACAACTAAATTTAGTTGCACAAATATGTGTATTAATGCAAGATGTTCTAAAAGTAAAGAACAATGTTTATCCGATATAGATTGTCCTGGTTGTCAACCATACATTCCTCCTTTTAGTAAATTTCCAACAAAAGATATTGTTGGAAATAATGCTTCTGGAAAAATGACAGTTGGTCCTACACCAACTTATTCAGTATTAACAACTGACATTGGTACCCAATCTACATTATACTTACCTAATAATTTAAAAGGTCCGCCACATGCTAATTTTGGAATTAATACTTGGAAAAATAGTTTTAGTGAACAGAGCAAATTATTTAATAATAGATATAATTTAGATAATAAAGAAACACAAAATAATTATGCAGAAATATATACAGTTACTGGTGAATTTATGAATATTATTAAATAATATGTTTATGTAGCATACATTAATCCTGCATTTCCAGAAACAAATGTAATAACATTTATTCTTTCTTCCATTAAAAATAAATTGTAATTATAATTATAAATTCTCCAAGTTGGTTTATTAACACCTATTATAGTTCCTGTTGATGGATCACAAATTGTAAGTGTTTGTGCGTTTGGATCAGTCGGAGGAGTAATAGTATTGAACTCAAACTCAATTAAATTAAATCTATTTGAATTTAATGCTCCGCTTGGTTGTAAATCAAAAGGGTTTGTATTTAAACAAAAATTATAACAATAAATTCCGGATGGTGCGAACCCAGCGGTTTTTACATATTTTTCTATATAATTATACACACCTACCGGTTGCATGTTTTCTCTATATTGACCGTCAAATAATATTCCTAATGAAAGTAAAATATTTGATATATTTTGTGTATGTAAATCATTAGTAATCATAAGATTAGTAGAAATTCCATTTGGGTTAGTTCCTGGTCCGATATATTGAGGCGTAGATGGATAATATGGATTTTTATATGACCCTGAAATAGGTGCATTAATTATATTATATGGAAGATAGTTATATTCCCAATTTGTAAAGTTTGACCATTGATTTCTTAAATTAACATCACTCCTTTGAAAATAAAACATCCAATTAGAAATTAATCCAATTGAATCTAATTGAACTTTATTTGGTCCTGTTACATTATAAAAAGATGTTTCGTGAACTTGCTTAAATAAATATTTTTGTTCATTCATAGCAAATAATCTAGATTCATCATTTGATAAAAAACAATAAGTACAATTTAAATTAATGTCAGCATTCCACGTTATTTTTTTATTAATATATGAAGTATTACTTAATGAAATATCTGGCGGAGGTTGTAAAAAACGATAAAATTGCATATACCACACATTGAAATTCGGGGATACAAATGGATAACCATTATGTATGTCCGTTACATCACGAATTACAAATAATTCATTTATAGGACGCATAGTAATAGTTATATGAAGTTCATTATATTGAAGCGCAACTAGTGGAAACGCCATTTGTGTTTTTAAATTAAACCAAGCATTTAATGGAATATACAATGTTTTACCACGTATAGATGGGTCTGAACCTAAATTATTCGTGGTATAATATGCATTTGGGTATTGTGATGAACGTCCGAATGCATTTGCAGGGTCATTCAAATCGCTAGTATTGCCTGTCATTTCATTGAATAAATTTAGTTTTGGACCAGAAAAATCACGTAAAACAGATGCTAATAGATATGATCCAGAAAACTCCTGAATTTTCTGGTTACCACATGTGATTGTTACTTGTTGAATCATTTGAGCGCCAATATTATCAATCCATTTAAATTCATACGGTGACCATATTGAATTTGAAGTTATATCAGTTACTTGTGGAGGAAATATTGGACTCCAAATATCAGGTAAATTCACGGATAAATAACAATCCATTAATAAATCCGCATATCTAGGTATTTTAAATACAAATTGAGATGATTCGTTTAAATGTAATGTTTTGGAACCCTCAAAATCAACTCTAAATTGTTGCATACCAAAATTAGTATATTTTGCATATGTACTTTTAAAAAACGTTTTACTTGGATTACCATTTAATATAACATTTTGTTGTCCTTCGCTTACAAGATTTAATAATCCACCAGGCATTTTAATAATATTATATAATATTATTTAACTTTTTTGAATGTAATATATATTATTTTTAAATAGTATTATAATAAGTATGTCAACACAAACATTTGATTTTACAGATTTTAAGAATAAATTATTAAATCTTAAGGAAGATACAATAATAATATTTATTTATTTTAGTATAGTTATTATAATAATTTTATCTATATGTTATTATTTATACAAAACAAGATTATATTCAAGTGAATGTAACTTTATGACGAATACTTATGGATCCTTAAATAATAAAATTAAATCTATAGATATAAAATACAACACCTTTAATAATAATTTATTAGATTATTATGTTAAAACAGCATACAATTGTTGTAGTGGTGGAGATTATAAAAACGATTATGTAAATACGTGTAATTTAATTAATGTATTAAAACAAGGGTGTCGTGGTCTTGATTTTGAAATATATTCTATTGATGATAAACCGGTTGTGTCTACATCAACAACAAATAATTTCTATGTAAAAGAAACATATAATTATATTAATTTTTCAGAAGTTATGCATATATTATCAAATTATGCATTTTCACAAAGCACCTCACCCAACTGCACAGACCCAATTATTATTCATTTAAGGATACTAAGTAATAATCAAAAAATGTTTAGTAAATTTGCTCAATTATTAGAGTCATATAATAATTTATTACTTGATAAAAGTTATAGTTATGAAAATTATGGTAAAAACGTAGGAAATACACCTATTTTAAATTTAAAAGGAAAAATTATTATTATAGTAGACAAATCAAACAAATCTTTTTTAGATAATCAACATTTTTTAGAATATGTAAATATTACAAGCAATTCTATTTTTATGCGTGCGTTACATTACTATGATATAAAAAATACACATGATTTAACTGAATTGCAAAATTATAATAAACAAAATATGACGATTGCTATGCCGGATGGAGGATCAAATCCTCCAAATCCAAATGGAATAGTTGTCAGAGAAACTGGATGTCAACTGATATCTATGAGATATCAATATATAGACCAATATTTAGAAGAAAATAATAATTTTTTTAATGAGAATGGATTTGCGTTTGTATTAAAACCTGACAAATTAAGATATGTTCCTGTTATATTGCCTGATCCCTCTCCTCAAAAACCGGAATTATCATATGAACCTAGAATTATAACTTCTAAACATTATGATTTTAATATTTAATAATTATATATATGGTGTATAAAAATATTTGTAAATCTCTTAGTTTTAACGAGTGTGAACTAACTATTTTAAGGTTGCAAGTTGATGCTAGCGAAACAAAACACAAAAATAATAAGAATGTTTTAAATTCATTTGAATATAACAAAATATTTAAACTCGTTGAAACTTTTTTAAAAAAAAAAAAGAATGTTTGTTATGGTGGAATTGCCATAGATGCATTGTTGCCTGATAATGATAAAATATATGATACAAATGATTTACCAGATTATGATTTTTTTTCTCCAAATGCTTTAAGTGATGCAAAAGAACTTGCCGATATTTATTTAAATAATGGTTATAGTGAAGTTGAAGCAAAATCAGGACAACATCACGGAACATATAAGGTTTTTGTAAATTTTGAAGGAGTTGCAGATATTACAAATGTTCCACATGGATTATTTAATGTTATAAAAAAAAATTCTGTAAATAAAAATGGTATTTTATATACAGACCCAAATTTTTTACGTATGTCAATGTATTTAGAATTATCAAGACCTGATGGTGATACAAGTCGTTGGGAAAAAATATTTAAACGTTTATCAGTTATTAATAAATATTATCCTATTAAAAATTCTAATTGTAACCAAATTGAATTTCAAAGAAAAATGGATAACGATGATAAAAAAGATACAATTTATGGAATAGCAAAGGATACATTTATTAATAATGATGTTGTTTTTTTTGGAGGATTCGCAATTTCACAATATTCACGTTATATGCCCGTCCAGACACGAAATAATGTAAAAAATATTGCGGATTTTGATGTTATTTATAATGAACCGTTAGAACTAGCGAATATATTAAAACAACAATTAAAGCAAAATGGAATAACTAATGTTGAAATATTAAAAAAAAATCCCATAGGTGAAATTATACCTTTAAATTATGAAATAAAAGTAGGTAATGATACAATTGCTTTTATTTATAAACCTCTAGCGTGTCATAGTTATAATGTTTTAAGTATTTATTATAAAAAAATTAAAATAGCAACAATTGATACAATGTTAAGTTTTTATTTAGCATTTATGTATGCAAACAAACCTTATTATGATATTAACCGAATATTGTGTATGTGTAATTTTTTATTTGACGTACAACAAAAAAATAGATTAGAACAAAAAGGTTTATTAAAAAGGTTTAGTATAAATTGTTATGGAAAACATAACACGATACAGGACTTAAAACGTGAAAAAGCAAATAAATTTAACGAATTACAAAATAAAAAAGGCACGTTAGAATATGATGAATGGTTTTTAAATTATAACGGGTCAAAATATAAAAAATATAAAAAAAACAAAAAAAACAAGACAATAACTAAAATTAAAAATAATAATACAAATTTAAATAAAAAAACTAAAAAAAACATATTTTGGTAAATTATATAATGATACTATTACAAAAAATG